TGTGCGGAAAACTGCGCCTACAGCAGCTTCCCACATAGGGATTTTAACCGTGTTGCCTTCGGGGTCTTTGGACTCCACAAAATCGGTGCTATCCTTGGCGATAACCCGACGGGCAGTGAGGCCACCCATAAGAACTTTGTCACCAACGTCGGGGTTTTCAATCACCGCCTTGATAGCGTCAATGGTGTTGTGATACACCAGCTTACGCAATGTGGGGTTCATAATCCACTTGTTCGACAACACTCGGTATTCCATGCCATAGTGTTTGGGACGGAAAGCGCCAGCAGCACCATACAGAGAACGACGACGGTCGTCTCGGTCCCACGTCAGGGAGGGGACACCAAGGTAGAGGTCAAGTGCTTTGGTAAGCGCACGACAAGCTTCCAAGTGCCCTTCATCGTTAATGTCCACCCCATTCGTCCAGCCAATGTGAACGTGGCCCGAGGCAGTGCGGAAGGGGGTGTTGACATCGGGACGGGGGTTGGCCGTCTTGGTGTAGGCGTTGAAGTCGGGGGAGCAACCCAGATCAGAGGCTTCCTTGGGTTGGGACTTGATATACTCAAGGCCAAAATCGGCCACAGGTTCAACGAAGATTTCATACCCCGGAACCATGGCGATGATGCCGTCAAGCACCGTAGACATGTTCTCTTCAAACTCCGAATACGAGTCTGCGGGATCAATGTTAAACTCTAGCGCCATACCATCCACTTGGACAGCACCCTTTTTGACGGGGTAGGGCTTATCTTTGGAACCGGGGATGAGCCCATAAGCGGAGGTCAATTGACCAAACTTCTTGACGAAGAACTCGGGGTCAGCACCAATTTTGAAATCGTAGGTTTGGCCGTTCGAAGCAGTGAGTTTCATATCTGTTTTCCTCAGTGATAAGTTTTCATCAGGTCTTGCACGAATCCAGTTTCCATACAGTCTGCACAGAAAAAGGTGTTGGCATCAGTCCATCCAAGTTGGTCATGGGTGGGCCACTCAGGGACGACGTTACAATTGACACAGCCGCAGGACACTTTACCCAGCCATGCGTCTTTCGTCAAAAGCACAGCGGGGTCGTGCCACTTGGCCCATTCAACTGACGTAGGGGCGGGGGAAGTCTTTTTGATTTCCCACAGGAAGTTGTTAAAGGGGCCATCTTTCTTGATGATGCTGTAGCCATCCTTCAGCTTTACAAGGTGGAGGGCACCCCAGTTCACCCACTTGGTGCCATTACGTTCAGCACTCTCTTTCATGTGCTTGGTCGTAAAGAAGCCCTGCCCAGCACTCGAAAGGATTTTGTCCTTAGCAAGCCCCAACATATGAGAAGGGATGTTGATACGAACAAACTCCCCCTTGGGTGTAAATGCAACAGCAGAGGGGATGACGTTGTTCTCGTGAATCTCTTTCACGATCAGGAGGTCTGTTTTTTCTGACGCCTTATCTGTCGGCGTTCTTTCTTGGACAGCCTTCTGAACGGTTTGCCGTTGTGATGTGGGGGTGTAGTCGTAGTTCCAGTCTTCCCAGCCGCCTTGAAATCGCCCACCATAGTTGTTCCCCCCATTCCAAACAACGACCTTTGGGACGAAAGGGGGGATTTTCTCCTCCGTGTGGCTCATCTTGTTAGCAGGGAAGCCAACGTTTGCCTTGGAGGTGAAGGTGTAGAGGGTATCAGTGTTGATCTCAAAGATGGGGTGGATTTCAACATTGTTGCGGCTGGTAGCAACAGCGATCATCCATGACTCGGATGCCCAGAACACCGTTCCATCATTCTTGCTGTAGGCGACAAACAATGGTCGTTTGCTGTTGTCAAGTTGACTACCAAGTTTTGACCAAACATCAGGTGAAACAACCATGTGGGTTGGGAACAAGTTCGTGGTAGATGAAATGTTTACTGCGCAACCGTAAATTGCGTTCATCAACGAAGTTGCATCGCCAGCGGTAACAGTCCAAGTGAAACCTGATGCCTGCTTTTGTGCAACAAGGTAATCAACTGCAATGTTGTCGGTCTGCTTCAAGTACTGACCTGCAAGGTCATTCAAAATGATGTTCATTGCAGCAGGATCCGTAAAGTCCATTGTTTGTTGGGTGATTTGGATCGACCCAGCGATCGTTTGCCGACTGACCGAATTCGCCGCAAGGACCATTGTCTGTGAAGTGACTGCTGTTCCCTGTGTCGACTGAACGCCAGCTGCGGTTGGTGTCGTGATGCTTGGGCGCGTGAATGAAATTCCGCTTCCCTGTGGCATTGCGCGTGTACCGAATGCGGCAACAACTGGGCGAATGAAGTTGTAGTTCTGGAACACTGGCCCAAGAACTGGAACTGGCAAGAGACCCGGGGTGTCGCTGGTCAAGTCCTGTGATACGGCTTCAATTGCTGATTGGTTTTTGCGCGCTGCGTCGTGGAACGCTGCGTTTACTTTGCGGAAAGTGTCGCCGCCAATGTGCATTGCAGCAAGGTATTCACCTGCTGATGGCATTTTGAATTCGCGCTTTGATTCAGCAAATACAACTGGGGAAGTTGGGATTGCTGCTTCGATTGGGGTTGCTTCGGACATGGTTTCTTTCTCCTGTTCTGGAACTTCTATTTGAATGTTAGTGATTTCGGTTTCTTCTTGTGGGATACTCTCTGGCTCGCTTGCGGCGACCTGCGTGATGACGGCATCGGCAAATGCTGGGCGGCCAGTGACAAGGGATAATTCGATCCATTCGGCAGCCTGGACAACCATCGTGCCGTCGTCTTTAATCTTAAATTTGGTTGGATTTACGCCAACAGAAACACTGTCAATTACGCCGTCAAGGCTTAGTTGTAGTGCTTCCTCGGCGCGTGAAGTCTTGCTGAAACGTGCAGAAAAAAACATTCCGTCTGCCATTTCAGTTCGTTCCGTCACGATGCCCACGGCCTGCTCAGAATCATGATTTACATAAAGTTTGGGTGCTTTGCCATCGGTTGGCAAACTGCCTGCTTCAAATATGACTTTTGTTCCGTCGCTTACGGTTGCGGCAACGCCGTATGGAACGGCCACACCTGAAACTGTGCGTGATGGTACGCCTTCAACTTTTGATGCGTCAAGGGTGAGGTCGTGCGAAATTAGTTTCAACATGTTTCTAGTTTGACTCCATGCGTGGGGTTTGTGGTGGATTCATTTCTTCGGGCTCTTCGTATTCGCCCATTTCGCCTGCGACCATTTCCGCCAAGTACGATTCCACGTCAAATTTGACGATTGTTCCTTGTGGCAAAACATTATTCATTGACAACGTTTGTTCAATAGCCAGCATGTACGAGCGCGCCGCAAAAACAAGAAGATCCATTCGAGCGCCCTGGTTGGACTGGTAACTGTACGAGCCGATGCTGTTTCCGTTGAGGAAGAATGGCACGTTGCACATTCTGGCCGCCTCTTTTGACTGGTACTCCGCGGCTTCGTTCAACATCATTTTTGATGCGTCAACATCGGTTGGCTGCCATTCAACAAACTGGTTGATCGCTGCAATTTGGTTTGTTTTGCGCGCCTGTTCAAATGACTGTGCCAAATCAGAAAGTTCTTGCGACGACAAAGGTTCGCCAGTAGTTCGCAAAACGCCAGCAGGTAGCGCTGAACTGGCGTTGCGTAAACGTGCTTGTTCAAGCGCCAATGATGTTGCGATGATTTGTTCCGACTGGTACAGGATGCCTTGATTGCCACCGATGATTTGAATCACGTCGTCTGTCGGTAGTTGTGCGCCTTGAAAATAGATTTCGTTTGATTTACCGAAAGCGAATACCGGGCCCGACATGTCAAGCGTGTTGACCATTGCAGCTGGAAGTCGCGTGAACGACGCAGGTAGGCCATCGCTAGTCCTACTGCTGACCCAGAGGAAGCACCTACCGAAAAACATGAGGTCATCAAGAACCCATGACATAAAAGCGGAATAAGAAAGTTGCGGGTCTGGCTGATGCAACCATGATCGAGGGGCGATCGGTTCGTCAACCATTTCTTTTTCAACATCATCCCATCGCCTGCGATACATGCACAATGGCGTTGACGCTAAAACTGATGCGATCAAGTCGCGACTGCGATTTATAGTTCCAACTTGCATTGCGCGATCACGCGCTGTTCCTTGAATGTAGGAATAGTATTCACCGATTGATTGCGCGCCTGAACCGTTGCCCGTGTAGTAAGTGCCACCTGCTGCCGCTTGAACTTTTGGTTCGTCTTGTGAGATTGCGGCTTTTGTGATGCCTTTTTTGAACAGCGCCATGTTTTTAGTTTCTCATATCTGTCGGAAGTTAGGTGGCATTGGCCCTAAGACATATCCGATCCCGACGAAAGGTAAGCAAGGGCCAACGCCGATATGACTTTACCTATTTGGAACAGCGATGATGGGTTTTCCTGTGATGACTGGTCTACTGGCTAAAGCGGCTGCCCAAACCATGCAACGAGCCAACGCAATTTCGCCTGGGCTTCGCTGCGATGACAAAGCAATTGATGATTCGGCTTTCACGGCAACTGCACGTTGGACATGTTCGGAAAGTTGTTTCGATCCGTCGTGAACTAACAAGGATTCAAAAATCATGTTTTTTACGCCTTGGGTGTAACGCACAATTTCGCCGTATCCGACGATTTCGGTTCGTGTTTGGTATTGGGTCGGCCAATGAATTTGGATTGACGGCGAGATAAGAAACCGAACGTTTGTTGCCGCCAATGTTGCAACCTCGGCAAGCATGCCCGAATAAGTGTCGGTCACGAAAGCAACGGTCACGGCAACTCTGCGATCGGGCAGCTGGACTGCGCGTGTTCCGAAATAGCGTGAATCGTCTAAAGAAACTTCAATTGCGCAAAAACCGCCATCAGGTATTGGGTCGGTGTATTCAAGCGCTGGCCAAACCCCGGGTGGAATCCAACCTTGATCGCTAGCCACCCAAAGGTTGCATGATGCGCGCAAAAACTGGGCGCGGTTCGGGTTTAATGATTCGGCGCGCAACGTGTCCAGGCTAATTGTGTGATTCAGGCTGGGGTTACCCCAAACCCAAGTGCTTTCCAAATTCACATCCAAGGATGGGTCAGGTGACCATTCAGCAAAATAGAAACTGGATGTTTTGTTTTGGTCTATTGCGCGCAACCCCTGTTCACGCCACCTTTTCATCAGAATTGATGCTTCAGTGCCGCTTGTACTCCACATGGAAAGCAAAGGGGATCGCCTAGCGCGCTGTGATGGGATCAAACCACCGTCAACGGCTTCAGGGGAAATGTCCCAAATTTCGTCGGCAACGATCAGGTCGTTTGATGTTCCGTGACCCACGTTTGGTTTGGCTGCTCGAATAGTCCAGCGCGTTCCGTCAGCCATTGTGACCGCATTCCGCCCATAAGCCTTGACAAGACGCGCCCCAAACTTGATTTCCAATGTGTCGGCGAGCAAATCAAACAAAGACACGGCCAAGTCAAGACGGTTCGCGGTAGTCAACACGGTTTGTTTCTGCCCCCGTATTTTCGGCATCTCTGTAAGCCACCAACCAACCAACGCGGCCAGCGCCGTTGACTTTCCGTTCTGTCGCGCAGTAGAAACCAACGAAACACGATTCAACAAATCACCGTTTTCGTCATGAAGCAACTGCTGATTCAAAACGTGCTGTTGCCAAGGGAACAATCGTGAAATTTGACGTGGAATCGTATTTGGCCGAAATGATTGATGGCGAAATGGGCGAATACGACGACCCAGAGGAAATGAATCCACCACAAACCCCAACTATGGAGTCAGACTAGAAACATGTTGAAACTAATTTCGCACGACCTCACACTTGACGCATCAAAAGTTGAAGGCGTACCGTCACGCACAGTTTCTGGCGTAGCCGTTCCATACGGCGTTGCCGCAACCGTAAGCGACGGAACAAAAGTCATATTCGAGGCAGGCAGTCTGCCAACCGACGGCAAAGCACCAAAACTGTATGTCAACCACGATTCAGAACAGGCCGTTGGCATTGTCACCGAGCGCGTAGAAACCCCTGAAGGAATGATGTTTTCCGCACGTTTCAGCAAAACTTCACGCGCCGAGGAAGCACTACAACTAAGCCTTGACGGCGTAATTGACAGCGTTTCTGTTGGCGTAAATCCAACAAAATTCAAGATTAAAGACGACGGCACAATGATTGTTCAGGCTGGAGAGTGGATCGAATTATCGCTAGTCACTGGCCGCCCAGCATTCGCCGATGCCGTCATCACGCAAGTCGCCGCGAGCGAGCCAGAGAGTATCCCACAACAAGAAACCGAAATCACTAATATTCAAATAGAAGTTCCAGAACAGGAGAAAGAAAACATGTCCGCAGAAGCCCCAATCGAAGCAGCAATCCCAACTTCCCCAGTTGTGTTCGCTGAATCAAAGCGCGAATTCAAAATGCCATCAGCAGGTGAATATCTTGCTGCAATGCACATTGGCGGAGACACATTCCGCAAAGTAAACGCAGCATTCCACGATGCAGCGCGACGCAATCAGTCAGCAATTGAAGCAGTATCACAGGACTTGACCAGCGATACCCCGGGTCTTTTGCCAGTTCCAGTTCTTGGCCCAGTGTTCCAGAACTACAACTTCATTCGCCCAACTGTTTCAGCATTTGGAACACGCGCAATGCCACAGGGAAGCGGAATTTCATTCACGCGCCCAAGCATCACCACGCCAACCGCAGCTGGAAAGCAAAACACGCAGGGAACAGCAGTTACTTCGCAGACGATGGTTCTTGCAGCAAACACGGTGACCCGTCAAACCGTCGCTGGCTCGATCCAAATTGCGCAACAAACAATGGACTTTACAGATCCTGCAGCAATGAACGTCATCTTGAATGACCTCGCAGGACAATATCTGAAGCAAACGAACGACATCGCAGTTGATTACCTTGTTGCACAAAAGCAGGCATCGGGTTACACCTGGACTGTTACCGCAGGCGACGTATCAACTTTGATTACGGGAATTTACGGTGCAGCAGAAAACATTTCAGCAACCACCAACTTGTTCCCAACCCATCTCGTTGTGTCAGTTGACGTATGGCGCAAACTGGGCACAGGTAGACGATGTAAATCGACCAGTATTTCCAGCCATTGGCGCACCTGGCCTTATCGGTCAGAACACCCTTGGTGCAGGATCGGCCGCTTCATGGTCAGGAATGAACCCACTTGGTTTGGAAATCATCGTTGATGGCAACGCAGCAAGCGGAACAATGCTTGTAGTTCACGGGCCAGCCGTAGAATTCTACGAAGCACAACAGGGCATGCGTTCAGTCGAAGTGCCTGATCTGTTGGCTCGCACGTTCTCTTACTACGGTTACTTTGCAACATTCGTTCAGGATGCCCAGAACCCATCGGCGGTTGCAGGTAGCCAGTTCGTACAATCAATCACCGTCGCTTAGTAGAAAGGCGGCCTAACCGCCATGGCTACATATTCGGTCACACATAAGCAGTTGTTAGACAACTACGCCGTCATTCAATTACTAACCCCCACAGAAATTGAAGTCGGCCAGTCAATCACAGTCGGAGCAGTAGGCGCGCCATTCAATGGCACGTTTACTGTTTACGATTGCCCTGAATACTTGTTCACGGGCGTTGACGGCCAAGGCGATTTGACCTTTGACGCATTCACACCAATTCCAAATCAGGTGCTGTACGCGGTCACAGGATCAAACGTTGATCGAGGCCCAGCAACTGGAACTGTCACCTATACGCAAACCTGCACATGGATTACAGCCAACGACATTTCCGATTGGTTGTATTTGGCCACAGCGACGGCAGGCGATCAAACGTTTCTAACGATCTGTGCGGCAGCGGCAAACAATTTCATTTGGCGCAGACGACAGGAAAGCGGCTACACAGGCGACAGCCTGACCACTGTTCCATCGCAGGATGTGAAACTTGGAACGATCATGTACGGCGGCGCGCTTTACCGTCAACGCGGATCAGTTGACGCTTTCAGTTCGTTCAACGACATGGGAAGCCAACCCCCTGTTGCATTGTCAGCAATGGTGATGCAGTTAGTCGGCATCTCACGCGCCCAGGTGGCCTAATGCCAACCGCTTACACCGACCTATTAAACAAGGCGGTGGATGATCTGGCAACAACCCTTGGGACAATTTCGCCAGCCATCACGATTGTTACCGATCCGCGCAACATGCAACCCCCGTGTGCATTTATTAACGCGCCATCGTTCACAACACCATTGATGACCAACAAGCGAATCCAGTTGCAATTCCCAATACAACTGATCGTGCCGGGGCCGTTCAACCTTGACGCGCAACGCAAGTTGTTAAACATGACCGCACAGTTACTTGGAAAGAACGTCGCCATCACAGAGGGTCGCCCATCATCCATTGAGATTGGCGGCGCGTTGTACCCTTGCTATGAAGTCATTATCAACATGGAAGCGAGCAGTCTGTGAAGTACATCATCAATTCACCAAAGGTTGGAACGGTCGGCGACGAATTTGAGCCAGCCCAAGGAATCAACATTGAAGCGCTAATCGCTGGCGGTTTTATTGTTGAGGAATCCACCGACAAGCCGAAAAAATCACCTACTATCAAGAAAGAACCAAAGGAGTAACCCCACATGGCAACAACCACTTATCTCTCGAATTTGTCAGCATTGACTGTGAACAGCGTTTCGCTTGTCGATCAATGCACAGGAATTGTTTTTACGCAATTGCGGGAGAGCCTTGATAAAACTACGCTGGCCGATACAGGCCGCACCTACACGGGGGGTTTGTACAATAACGAATGTACGATGACCTTGTTCCAGTCCTACGCAGCAAGCGAGACCTACCAGACATTGGCAGCACTTGTTGGCACACGCACAACTGTTGTTGCAACCGTCATTGAAGGCGCTGTAACGAAGGTTTTCACCCTGGCCGATTGTTATCTGGAAAGTATGCCTGTGATTAACGGGGCCTTGGGCGAATTAAGCACAGTGGACCTAAGTTTCACTGGCGGCGCGCTAAGCGTCAGCTGATAACGGCCATCACTTGGCCCGACACAAGGAGACAAAGTGAAAATCAAACTGAAAGTTACCCCGACACCAAACGGTCAGGTTCACGAAGTATCAACAAATTTGTTGTGCATCGCGGAATGGGAAAAACAAGAAAACCGCAAAGTTTCTGATGGCCGAGGAATCGGCGTTATGGACATGGTTTTTTGGGCGCACTTCATGTTGAAATTAAGCGGTCAAAAGATCGAGCCAACAGCGAAACAATGGCTGGACAATCACCCAGACATGGAAATCGAAGCGGTGGATCAAACAAACCCAAACCATACGGGCGGGGAACTTACCGAAAACAACTAGCAGAATTGCTGGTTTCAGTAGGGTGGTGGCCGCCGCACATAGAATTTGACACACGCGACCTGCTGACCGTCATTAGTGTTTTAAATGACCAGTCAAAGGATAAAAGGCGATGAGCGTTACAACTTCAGTCAACGTGTTTGGTGTGCAAGCCGCGCTAAAAGAACTGAACAAAGTCAACCCTAAATTGCGTCGCGAATTCACAAAGCGCTACAAAGACATTGTGAAGCCTGTCGTCGTGCAGGCAAAAGCCAAGTTCCCATCGGAAGCGCCGTTGTCTCACATGGCGCGCCCACATGCACGTTTAGGCGGTTGGGATGGCGGCCTTGTCAAAAAAGGCGTAATTGCAAAGATCAACACGCGCAAAGGCAGAACTGATGAAGTCGCCGTGTTCATGGTTCAGCAGCGCACAGGTTGGGGTTCAATATTCGACATTGCAGGTCGCAACAACGCATCATCCCAGTTTGTGCAAAACCTAATGAACAAGGGTTACGGCAACGCATCCCGGGCAATGTGGCCAGCGTACGAATCAAATGCAATACAAATTCAAGGCGCTGTGGTTGACTTGGTCGGCGATGTAATGGCGGAAGTCAACAGAAATTTGGTTATTGATGGCAATTAAAATTCCAATCATTTCGGAATTCAATCCGAAAGGCATCAATGCCGCCAAAGCCGAATTTGCAACCTTGCAAGGCACAGGCTCAAAGGCAATGTTCCTGTTACAACGTGCAGCAATTCCAGCCGCCGCAGCCATCGGATCAATCGCCGCAGTCATCAAACCTGCCATTGACGCAGCATCAGACTTCCAAGAATCAACAAGCAAAGTAAACGTCGTTTTTGGGCGCGCATCAAAAAGCATCAAAGACTTTGCATCCACCGCCGCAACAAGCCTTGGCCAATCAAAACAATCTGTCCTTGACGCGGCAGGCGTATTCGGCACATTCGGAAAAGCAGCTGGATTGGCTGGCGATGATCTGGCGACGTTCACAACCGATTTCGTGACCCTGTCAACCGACCTGGCATCGTTCAACAACACAACACCCGAGGAAGCAATCACAGCCATTGGAGCGGCATTGCGCGGTGAATCAGAACCATTGCGCCGTTATGGCGTTCTGCTCAACGATGCCGTATTACGCCAAGAAGCAATGACCCTTGGCATCTACGACGGTAAAGGCGCGCTAACCGCCCAACAAAAAGTGTTGGCAGCACAAGCCGCAATCTACAAACAAACAGGCGACGCACAAGGCGACTTCCTGCGAACAAGCGACGGCCTAGCAAACAGTCAACGAACACTAGGTGCAATTTTTAAAAACGTTCAAATTGAACTTGGCACAAAACTATTGCCGGCAATTCAAGAATTCAGCAATTCGCTAGTCGACATTTCTTTGTGGGTACAACGCAACCCAGAAACGTTTACCAAAATTGGAAAAGGCTTTGAATACATTTTCAAAATGGTTGACCCTGCAACAAAAGCAGTTCGCGGTTTTCTTGGCTTTCTTAAATCAGTTGCAAGCGTTGTTGGTGAATCGGACAAAGCAACTGGCGCATGGAATCAGCAACTTGGCCGATCATCAGCACAACAAATGCGTTTGGCCGACGAAGCAGGCATTTTTAATAAAGCGCTGAAAGATCAAAAGGAAGCGGTCGGGGGTGCGGCCAAGGAAGTTGAATCATTTGCACAAGCGCTAAAAGACAAACTGGGTGAAGCACTTGATGACGCAAAAGACGCGCTGTCTGACGCGCAAACCAAATTTGCAGATTTTGCCACGTCAGTTTCCGACAGCATCAAATCGGCGTTTAGTTTTGCTGATGCCCAGACAGCAGGCGCAGAGGCAGGCGCAGGCTTCCTAGACGGCCTACGAAGCCAGGTTGCAGGAATCGTGGACTATGCAGCCAAGATCCAACAACTCCTTGACAGCAACCTTTCACAAGAGGCACTAGCCCAAGTTTTGGCATCAGGCGCGGAAGCAGGAACAGCAATTGCCGATCAATTGATTGCTGGCGGTCAGGCCGCAATTGACGAAACAAACGCGCTTGTGGATTCTGCAAACGCCGCTGCCGACAAGGTTGGTTTGAATGCTGCCGCCAAGTGGTATCAGGCAGGTATTGACAGCGCAAACGCAGTTGTCAATGGCTTACAATCAGAATTGGATAAATTGACACCAAAACTGATGGCCAAAATGGATGCAATTGCAGCCAAATTAAAGCGCACCGTCAACATTGATGTTGTTGTTACCGAACGGGTCAATAGAATTGTGGCAAATCTTGGCGGCATTCCAGCCATGGCTGAAGGCGGAATCGTCAACAAACCAACATTGGCATTGATCGGCGAAGCAGGCCCTGAAGCCGTAGTGCCATTATCAAAAATGAACGTTGGCGGCGGAGGTGACGTCAATATCAATGTCAACGGTGGATTAGCAACCAGCGCCGAAATTGGTCAAGCCATCACAAACGCCTTGCGCGCATATTCGCGGAGTGCAGGGCCGTTGGCCTTGAACATTGCCTGATGGCTGGCTTTCCAGTTGTCAACGCTGGCAACTACGACCTACAAATTGACACAGGGTTCAACGTTGACGCATTCACTTTGGATGACCCAGTCAAAGGTTTACTAAATGACCCTGTTTATGTTTTAGACGGAACAACCCAGTTTGCGTCGGTAATCGAATCAACGCAATCAATCAGCGTCAAGCGCGGCCGTCGCGACATTGGCGACACGTTCAGCGCTGGAACAATGTCATTTGAAATTCTTGACGTGTCAGGGATTTTTAATCCGTTTGATGAAAACAGCCCATTTTGGGACACAAACCAAAGTGTGCCGGGTCTTGCCCCAATGCGCGAAGTGCAACTGATTCGATACGACAACGCAGACAATCCAGAACTGCTCTTTCGCGGTTTTGTTATTAATTATGACTACAACTTTGCGTTGGGCGGTTTGGACACGGTCACTGTGTATTGCGCGGATCAGTTCTATTTGCTATCGCAAACCTATCTAGACGAATTAAATGTCACCCCCGAAACATCAGGGCAACGACTAGAAACCGTTTTAAGTTTGCCAGAAGTGGATTTTCCCACAGGCGCTAGTCGAGACATTGCAACAGGAACGGTAAATCTCGGCCACGATTCCGCTTACACAGTCGCAGCTGGAACAAACGTTCTTTCGTATGTTTCCCAAATAAACGACACGGCAGAATTTGGCCGCGTGTTCATGTCCCGTGAAGGCGTGTTCACTTTCCAAAATCGAATCGGACCTACATTGTCAGCGCCCGTTGCCGACTTCCACGATGACGGAACGAACATCCCCTACTACGGTTTGGGCATTTCCTTTGAAGCCGATGCTGTAATCAATAGAAGCGTTGTCACGGGCCTAGACGGAACGACAGCCACAGCCGACGACACAACATCCATTGCGACGTATTTCATCCAAACGTCAAGCATCACAAATAGCCTGCTACACGAACAAACATCAATTGACAATGCAGCCGCTTACCTGTTAAACCCTGACCCTGAAGCCCGATTCACATCCGTTGAAACCGCGTTCATGGCATTAACAACAGCCCAACGCGACACGGTCGCAATCATTGACATTGGCACCACTAGGGAATGTTTTTTCAATGGTGATTGTGTCGCCAATGTCAATGATTGCGACCGTGTCGCGTTGGGCTGTTGTTAATGCCATGAACGCGGTTTCAACGGATGTGAATCG